GCTTGCACGGTGTCTATCGCAGATCCCGGGTTAACATCCTGTGTATTATCGTCCTGTAGGGGCACAGTGCCTGTCGCAGATCCCGGTTCAGTGTTCGGGGTGCTCTCTTGCCCGGGATTCTGTATTTTATCCGGCCCAGGTATGTTTTCCGGTTTATAATCTTTTTTTCCCATACACGTTTCTCCAAATAAAAAACCCGGCATAGTGCTGTAGTGGCACCACTATGCCGGGTTAAAATCTCTGGTGTGCCAGTCATGACTCCGGCACACCTTTCAGGGGGTGAAGAGAGGATCTTCACTATATGCAAGCATTTTCTTTTATATTTTTTGCATCGTCAATGACCTGTTGTCGATTTTACATGGTTTTTAATACATAATAAGTTAAATTATATTTAATTTATTATGTTCACACGAAGCCACAAAGCCACAGAGTTTTTAAAACATTAATCTTTTTTCTTTGTGCCTCCGTGCCTCAGTGTGAACTTTGTATTTTTAAAATTATCCACCGATATATTCGTATATGCCCTCCTGGCATTCTAAACCATGCATCAAAAGGTATAGGGGCCTTATCTTCAGAGTCAAGCGCCAGATACTTTCTTTTAATAGTTTGCTCATCCACCCCCAGCATGGTAGCCGCCTCTGCCACGGTTAACACCGACTTTTCCTTTGCGGGCACGGGCTCTATATCATTCTGATCGGGCACGGTGCGCCGTGCCCCTACATCCCCATTTCTTAACCAATTTTCATGCTTGCCGATCCAGGCCAACTCAACCCCAATAGATTCAATATTCAAAATTACAGGTTCAAAATTAGAAAATTAGAAAATATTTCGTGTATTTCGTGTCGTTCGCGGTTAAATCTTATCTTCCCTAACAGCCTACAGCCTTTACCCTGTTAAATCCGCGTAGCGGGCTGCAAAGCAGCATTTAACAGGGTGAATCGCTACAGCCTATCTTTTGAGCCATCCACTTTTCTTAGGCACAAACCCTTCTTTCTCTTCACTTTGAGCTTTGAGCTTCGAGCTTTGAGCTTCCTGCGGTTTCCTCATATATTTCACCCCCAGCAATTCCGCCGCCAGAATATTGCCCACTGACACATCCCAGCCGTGGTTTGCCATGCTGCCTATCTGTACCCATTGCATGGTTTTGGGGTCTATGGTTTCCGCGCACATCTGGCGCGCCCAGTCCTCAGTTGTTTCGCTGTGCATGTGCCATGCGCCGGGGTCTGTGGGGTGTATCTCAAGTTTTCCGGCCAGTATGTTTTTATAATGGCCATTGTTAAACCTGTACAGCCTGAGCCCGCCCGGGATAGTCACCTTTGTACCCTTTGCGCCGGCAAAGTATTCCAGGTTTGTAAAGCTGTGGGGTGCGCTCATGCGGTTACTATCAACGCCCTGTGTCGGGTATATTTTACCACGGTGCTTTATACAAAAACTGTATACATCATTGGTGCGCCTGCCCATTGCATCCTGTAAAACAAGAGAAATAAAATATTCTTTACCATCAACATCAAAATACCTTGTGCCCCAGAGTATTTCTTCAAGTTTGGTAAAGCTTTCTACCTGCCCCTCGCGGATCTGCCAGCTCTCAGGGAGCGCCATGTCTTCACCGCCCCAGCCCCAGGCCCGTATCTCAAAACAAAACCAGCCGCGCTCATCAAGCCCATGTGTATCCACCATGGCCGTTAAACAGCACACCCGCCCGCCGCCAGGCACCATGCCCCTGGGCCTGTCATCACGCAGTTTTAAAATAGTGTCTTCCAGCCTATCTTGTGTAAAATCCGTCCACGGCTTTGCTGCATGGGAATTGTTAAAATCCTTGAGTTTATTTTTATCATGCTGGCCACGCACAAAGGCGGCACATACCTCAGAGATCCCGACAGCCGGGGAAATCCATGAGGGCAGATGAAAGCCAATTTTTCTAGGTTTGTATAAACTCAAGTATTCTACTATTTCAACACCCGGACCATCTATTTCTTTTTTATCGTCAGGGGTTTTAACCATGCTATACCATGCCCCGTTACGAACGGCCATGTCGCGTTTCTGATCATCCCATATACTGCCACAGGCAGGGCACACGTAATATCCTTTGTGGTCTTTTTCTATTTTCTCAGGGTCTTTTTCGTCATCCCATCTGAAGTATTTTTTATCTGTCTCAAATTCCATAAGGTGTAAATGGCCACAGTCCTGACATTTTACCCGGTATTCAAAGACCACATCACAGGTATTAAGCTCAACCCATACAGGGGCTGTTTCAATTGTTGGCGTACTTAAAATCCACAGCTTACGATTAAACCTGTACAGACGCAGCCGTTTACGGATCTTATCAAGGGGTGTGCCCTCTGTTTTACCGGCAGTGACAGGATATTTGTCCACCTCATCCGCCACACCATACTTTATAGGCTTATTGGCAAGCTTGATAGCAGATGTTGCCCAGGCAGCATATATGGCCATATGTTGAAGGTTAATACGTTTCTGCCCTTCGTCATCAGCAAAACCGGTCATATAACTTCTTAGACGCGGAGACATGCGAAACATGGGCTGCAATCGATCTTTCATATTATCCAGCGCGGTACTCTCATCCGGATAACAAAAAAGCACAGGCCCGGGGGCACGATCTGCAGCATAGGCAATACAGGTATCAACAATAAAAGATTTTGAAGCCTGATCCGCAAAACATAGAACTATCTCTTGAACAGACTGGTGAAAAGAAGCGTCCATAACCGCAGGGGCATAGGCAAATGTGGTTTTTTTAAACCGCGTGCCCTCATAAGGTCCGGTTGTTACATACCGATGCCGCTCTGCCCAGGTAGATACCGGTATCTTTTTACGCTTCCGCATCACCCTCCGTTCCGCCTCATGAAAGCGGATAGATTCATGATACACTTGATCACGCGCCTTGAGCCCTGCACCCTGTACCGCTTCACTCATATATTCCGGCATCCAGGAAGGCGGTTTATTCAGTTTTATTTGTATTTGATAATTGATCATTGTTCACTGTCGATGTCTTCATCAGGAATATCTTCGAGGTTTTTAATTGCTATATCGAACACCATTTTTTGTGCATAGGTGTTAAGCTCTACATCTATAAGTTCATTAAAAACTGTTACCAGATCACCGGTGAGGGAGGCATCACCCTTAACAAGGTGAACCATATCTCCGGCCTTGGCCAGAACAGCCCCTTTAAGCCCCGTTTCAAACACCATAGCCCTGCCAGCCAGCTGCATAACCACATCATCCAAAGGAATAAGCCTGCCTTCTATCTGTTCTCTCTTTATTTTTTTTAGTTTTGAACTTTCAAGTTTATCATCCAGTTCTGCCTGACGGATTTTTTTTGCCAGGTCTTCATCCTGGATAGTCTGGTGTGCATCAGCTGTTTTAAGCCAGTTACGACAGTAATCCTGTATCTGGCGCAGGGTATAAACCCCATTCTTTTTCTTGCCCAGGTACCCTGCCTTTGCATGATCATAAACAGTGCTTTTAGATACGGCCCAGCCTTCATCCTTCAGGTATTTTGATATTTCAATCAGGTTTTTAAATTCAGTTGGCATAGTTGGATTCAAAATTCAAGGTTACAGATTCAAGATTTTTAACCACGAAATACACGAAACACACGAACGATTGTTTTCACACAAAGTCGCAAAGGCACAAAGAATAACAATCATTTAACCAGTTTAATTAATCTAAAAAACCAGAAGAGAGGCCACATGAGAGCATTTAATAAAAGACAAACTATGTATCTAAAATCAAGCGGGATATCACTCTCCAAAGCAACCCCTACCATGTACCCTATCGTAAAAGTAAAACCCATAACATAAATTAACATACTGCAATCGCTCCACCTCGTCATTCCCTAGAAAACGGGAATCCATCTTTTGTTTTGTTCGCGCTGTTCGTGGTTAAACTTCCCCCCCCACAAGCCCTTCTCACTTCATTACTGCATTCTTTGGCTACCATGCTAAAATTTACTGACTTCATGAGCATATATACCGCCTGCATCTCCACCGTGCGCATCTCCTCTTTAGCCAGCTCAGTTATCTTTTCAAGCAGACCAGGGTATTCAGCAATCACAGCAGTTAAATCAAATGGCTTTCTATATGCTTCACCAACGAACCGATGGTCTTGGTCTGAGGGTTTAACGAGCATATTTGCAGAGTCACATATCTTTTTTGTCCATTCCTCGATAGACATTCTCTCCTGTCCACTTATAAATGGGGCATCTTCCTCTTTCCATTCAACCTTCGGCCTTGACTCTCCAGCTATCCCACCAGCTTTGAGCTTTGAGCTTTCAGCTTTCTTTTCCTCCCTTCTTGCCTTTGAATGCTCTGCCTTGCACTTTTTACAAGTGCCCTCAAACCCATCCTTACATAGGGCATTCGGTACATAATTTTCCTTTGTAAGAGGTTTTTCCTTTTCGCACTTCCTGCAAATCTTTGTTTTTACTTCTGACATGATTTCACCCTCCTTATTCGGGCACAGGCACTGTGCTCCTACGGTTTTTAATTGTTCGTGTATTTCGCGCCGTTCGCGGTTAATCCTTGACCCTATCCTTTTTAAAAGCTTCAACCGGTCTATCTTATTATCTCTGGTAGTATCCTGCTCAGAGGAAAATCCTACAGGCCCGGTTTTACACACATGACACTGCCCTTCAACAAATCCATGTTTACAGCGTTTTATTTTCATCTCTTGTTTTAAATCTTGAATTTTCAATTTTGAATTTTGAATTTTGAATCTATTGGGGTTGAGTTGGCCTGGATCGGCAAGCATGAAAATTGGTTAAGAAATGGGGATGTAGGGGCACGGCGCACCGTGCCCGATCAGAATAATATAGCGCCCGTGCCCGCAAAGGAAAAGTCGGTGTTAACCGTGGCAGAGGCGGC